GTAGAGATGCTGGAACCTGTAACACATAGAAGTATATCTCTTTTAGGTCAGATGGGCCTTTTAGGTGTAAACCCATTAGCGAATAAAACGGTAGCTCAAAGGTTACGTGACCTTGATAAAGGTGAACAGATCATCCCGGATTCTGTACTCAAGATGATGGTGGCAGGTGAAAGATGGTATAAACTCACATTCAATAACGAACTTGAGAAACTATCACGGACGGAGAAGATAGAGAATATCTTAAAAGCACTTAACTTTTTAACTGGCATGGCCGCGCTTTTTCCGGGTATATTACAAGGTGTTGAATGGTATAAAATGTGGCAGGATGTCAATGATTTCCTGGGTATTTCATATACAATAGACGAAGATGAGTTTAAAGCCATTATAGCAAAGGAAGCTGAAATGAGACGGCAAGCGATATTGCTTCAAGCTCAGCAACAAGGCGCACAGATAAACAAAGATATGGCAGGTGCCGAAAAAGATAGGAGTACCGCTGATGTACAGGAAGCACAAGCCTGATAAAATAGAAGATATTCAAAGTACTGCTGATAAACTTTTAGCTCAAGCTAAACAGCGTGAAGACGATCAGGCGAAATTAGAAAAGGATATGCTCTTAATACGGCGTGATTTAGATGCTGTATTCAAGACAGAATCAGGTATCCGTGTAGCCAGGATAATGATGCGGTTAAGCGGGATATACAATAGCAAAAAGAATACAACTGATCCCGTACTTATGGGTGAACAAAGAGGATTAGCGAAAATGTATTTACTTTTAATCAAAGGCAGCCTTAAATCGGAACTGGTAGCCAAGATTGAGAGGAATCCGACAAAAGAGGAGGAAGATTGAGATGGAAATTAATTGGAAACGGTATAAATCTAAACCAACGAAAGCAACAGCTATTCAATTAACAAAAGATAACTGGAGAGAAGTTATTAGATTTGTTACGTCAAATGAAGAAGAAAGTCTGGATTATTCTAGGTATGACAAACCGTTTTGGGAAGACGGAAAAATTTCTCTATCTTTAATAGGACAACATGGGATAGAAACATTAAGAGAAGGTGAATATGCTTTTATAAGGAAGATTTTCATGAAAAAGAAATCACAGGAGGAAATTGAGATGAAGATGTTTTCTATGATGGACATGTTCTTACCTAAACTATACTTTGCATTTGCCGAGGAAGGAGCGGGTACCGGAGAAGCGGGTGCTGAGGAAGGTGCTGGTGCCGGAAGTGCCGCTGGAGCAGGTGCGGCGGGTGAAGGAGCTGGAGAGGCAGGTGGGAAGGGAGCTGATGAGTTTACAATACCTGATACCTACAAAGACAATAAATGGACCGAAGGTTTAAAAAGTGTAGATGATGTATGGAAAAAACTGGCTAACGCTCAGGGGCTTGTAGGCAAGAAAGCGTTACCGCCGGATTTCGCCAGTATGACGGAGAACGAGATAACTGAATATATGACCAAATCTCGGCCTGAGAAAGTGGATGGTTACGAGTTCCCGGAAGGTACGACAGACAAGCAGAAAGAGATTATCGGCAAGATGTTACATGACCATGGGATAAACGCTTACCAGGGTAACAAGTTAATAGACAGTTATCTCAAGATGGGGAATGAAGCACAGACTGAGATGTTCTCAAAAGAAGGTATGGAAACTATTTTCAAGGAATCCTTTGGCGATAACTTTAAAGAGGATGCTGGTAAAGCAGCAAATTTCATTAAAGGCAACCTTACCGAAGTTGACCAGAAATTGCTTGAGATGGTACCTAATAAATATTTAGGTATTTTTTACAGATTTGCCAATGCTGTTTCAAAACAGTACGGCGCAACTGAAACCGGGACCGGAGCGACAGGCGGTGAAGCTGGAGGCGGCGGCAATGTAGAAGAAACCCGTAAAAAGCTGAGAGAAGATATCCGGGCACTTGATAAAAGACCGCATACAGTTGATGAAAAGAAAGTGTTGAATGACAAGCTTCTTGCTACATACAAAACAGCGAAAAGGTGATAAACAATGGTGACTAAATCTAAGGCTCGTAAAATATTGAAACATGGATCAGCACACGGTAAAGCATTAACTAAGAAACAAAAAGGGTTTTTTGGTGCACGCGCGGGCGGTGCACCTGTCAGACGTAAAAGAAAAAAGTAAGAGGAGGATAATTGATATGAAGATGCTAAAATTAAAAGTATCAGGTAGTTTTAAGACACAACCGGGAAGCGATAAAGATAGGTGCAATTTCTCTGATGTAGAAGTTATTATCCCGCTGAATGATTGGGAATATCATATCCAGCATGGCCAGAGAATGTTTCCTAAGTTTCTTGAGAAGAATGAAAAGTATGCTGATAAGAATTATGAAGGACTTATCAAACTTTATGTAGATCATGTTGAAGAAATAGATGGTGAGCCGGAATGTCTACATAAAGATATAAAACAGATGAGTTGGGAAGAACTGCAAAGCCTGGCGTGTTATAAGAAGTTACGCGAGATACCGCTTTATAAAATCGGTGATATACGCAAAGCGCGTGAGCGAGCATACGAAGTGTATACTGAGCAAGTTGAAGGCAGAAGAGTATTTCGTACAGTACAGGACTTACAGAAATTCCGTAGGAACATGTTGGCTGATGATAAACATACGGAGACGGAAGTGGATTTCCTTATCGAAAAATCGCTTAACATGGTAGTTGATCCTGAACGGCCGGATAAGTCATATAACTTCGCGAACTTGCCATCTTTGTATGTTGATGGTAAACTTGAAGAAGAGAAGACATCAGATACTTCCGAATCGGAATCTGATGAAAACGTTCTTTAAAAATATAATTGTCTTGGATACTCTCACCTTCATAGGTTAGACCCAAGCGAAAAAGGGCTGATGGTTGCCTTGAAACCATAAGAAAACCCGGTTAAAACCCGGATACTTTTCGCTTGTAGTTTAATTTGTAAACGTTAAAAACCTATGGAGGTGAATCATGGCATCAAGTACAATTAATCCGAGCATTGACCAGGGCGCGTTATTAGCGTTTCGAGATAACTTCTGGGAACTTGCTCAGCAAACCAATTCTAGGATAGGTTCTTCTCCTGCCGTACTATTTCTCCCATCAAAGGGTAAAACTCAGAATATGGGTAGAATAGGCAGAGTAGAACTTACCGAAGTCAATACCCGTAATCCTAATAAACAGTTTGGGGATTACAACTTGGATAACCGCCAGCTTACAAAGAGACGGTTTACCAAGACCATCCAGATCGATCAACTCTACGATGTAAACGAACTTATCGCTGATCCCACAAGTGATATTCTGCGTCAGCTTATCAATGCGAAAGAACGCGTGATAGACCTCGTTCTTATTCAGGCGGCTGTAGGTAACGTGCTTGTAGGTGCTCCTGATGAAGCTCCCAGTGCTGTAACTGCGGCGAATGATGGAGTTATAACCATTACCGCAACTGGTGGTATGGATTATGATGATATCAAATCTATCACGGAGAATTACATCAATAACGATCTGTCAGTAGAAGATTATAGAGGCGCGCTTCTGTGCTTAACAGGCAAAGAAAACTCTGATCTAATGAGTATAACACAGTTTATCAATACCGATTATATCGCCGCTAAGCCGGTTGATGAATCCATGCAGGATCAGGTCGGTATTTATAAAATAGTGTTCTTTGCCGGTTCAGTCAGTGGCGGTATCACCGTTAATAACCCGATATTGCCGGAAGGAGTAACCAACAGAAGTTGTGTTGTTCTGGCTCCTCAATCGTTAGCTGTATCAATGGAGATTGGTGACGTATCAGTAGAGAAGTCAGCAACTAAGGTCAATTCTACTGATATAACGGTAGATTTCTGGATTAACGCGATGAGAACTGAGGGTGTCAGGACTCAAATATTAACCACAACCATATAAGGAGCGTGTAAAATGGCTGATATAAATTTACTTGAATATATCGCGAAACCCTCTAAACCTGTGTTTTCGACAGGTGACAGAGTACAGAAAGTTGTGGGTACATATTCGAAAGAAGCCGGCCACACGACAGGTGTGGTTGTTCTCGCGAGGAATGTGCCAATAGATACGATTGTAGAAAAGATCAATTTTCCAGCAGGTACACCCGCTATTGCCGATTTTACGGATGCTAATATCGGCTTTAGACGGTCAGATGATGAGACCGTTCTTGATGATAACGCGCTCGCGGATGCAGTTTCTTTTGCTTCGGCAAGAGATTACGCGATAGATATCCTGGGTTCAGGGATAACGTTACTCAGGGATGATACTATAGGTGATCTGTTGAGTATTCAATCAGATGAAGCACCTATAGGCGGTGTTGATATCATAATGACCATTGTAACAGGCGGCGCGAATACAGGAAGTATCGTATTTGAGTTAAGCTTGAGTAGGCCTGGATAAAAAACTAACTGAAGGGAAGACTGTCTCATTACTCATCATATATGAGATGGTTTTCCCTTCTTTTTAAAGGAGGTAAATCATGGCTGATCCGTATGATGTTGCAAACTTAAGTGTAGGTGAACTGGAATCCGCTCCGGTAACAGTAACAAGAGCGCATCTGGTTATAGTGATTATAGATGGTAAGCCTTATACCGCGACAGTAGCGAATATCCAGGATGCTGTATAAGATCAAGGGGATAACCTTAAAACGTTGTCCCCTTAACTTAACATGAGATTGATATGTATAAGACAAGTGACCTCTATTTATCGGCTTTTTTAAGAGCGAACAATTTTAGGATAGAAAAATCTGAAAGAGAACATACAAAAGTATTATTCTATTTTGAAGATACAGAGTTATTACAGAAGAAGATTTTAGAGTTTTTCAATGATGGGTTAGTAAGTGTAACCAGGTTCAAGAACGCTATTAACGATTTAAAAACTTTGATCTATAATTCAGGAGTGTAATTATGGCCGCTTCAAAATCCGAAATATGTAACCTCGCATTAAGCAGATTAGGTAATTTTGGGGATATTAGCGATATAGATACTCCGACTAATTCGCAAGAACAAGTATTCGCGAAATGGTACGATGTTATTCGCCAGAAAGTATTAAAATCTATGGTCCCTAATTTCGCTATGAGACGACGAACAGTAGCGCAACTTGCTACCACCCCGGCTTTTGGGTATGGATACGCTTATGAATATCCCGATAACTGTCTGAAAGTTTTAGGTATAGACGAATCCCAGGAAAAGAAAAACGATTACGCTATTGAAAACAATCAAATCCTTACTGATGAGAATGCGGAAGATGGTCTCCCAATACGATATATATTCGATGAGGAAGATGTATCTAAGTTCACTGACGATTTTGTTATGTTGTTAAGTTGGGAACTCGCGAATAATGTCTGTATGGAAATAACCCAGGATTTAGAAAGACAAACTTATATAGAAAAGGTGTTGCCTCGGAAACGAGCAGAAGTAGGCGCGGTAGATTCTCAAGAAAACAGACCTATTAGAGTAAATAGGTCTAAATTCCGGCAAGCGCGTGTACAAGATTTTCCAACAGTTACAGATAAAAAATGACTAAAATCGTATCAACATTCAATAACTTTTCGAGAGGTAAACTCGACCATGACCTTAACGGTAGATTTGAATTACCTATATATAAGAACGGTTCAGAAGTTTTCAAGAATTTCATCTCTAATTTTAAAGGGAACGCTCTATATCGATCAGGTTTTGAGAATATAAGTTTGTTCCAAGATTGTCGATTTATCGAATTCAGGTTTAGCCAGACACAAGATTATCTTTGTTTATTCTATGCGAATAAGATAAAGTTTCTTAGTTATGATATTTCAGGTACTATAGGGTTCGTTCAATCCGGCGGTAGTGATCTTGAAGTAGCTACTCCTTATAGTTTGGCCGAAAGCAAAGAATTAGATTTCGCGCAAAACGCCGATGTGATGTATATTGTACATCCGCAACATGCCCCGCGCAAACTCACACGCGTAAGTGCTACAAGTTTCACACTGCTTACATTTGTAATAACCGGGAACCCGTTTGATGATCCGTCAGTAGGTACTACAGGGTGGCCTTCTAAGGTAGAATTTTATGATGGTAGATTATATTATGGCGCACCTACTCTTAAAATTACTCAACTCAATGCGAGTCAGGTAGGGTTATTTGATAATCTGACTGTAGGATCGTTACCGGGTGATGGGATTCAAATAACCGTATCTGATCTTACTGAACAGATAAATTTTCTTAAAGGAGCACAGAATAGTCTTATAGCAGGTTCGTCACAAGGACTTGTACCCATAAATGGCGGCAATGTGAATACACCTATTACACCTGCGAATATAACTGCTAAACTTTCACAAGTTGATGGTTCAGATACTACTAAACCAGTGAATAAAGATAATTTAATGTTTTATATAAACTACGATAGTCGTACTATTGAATATTTTAATTACAATATTTTAGCGGAAAGTTTTGAAGGTAGAAGTACGAATGATGTTAGTTATGACATAACTGAAAGTAAAATTTCTAAACTGGTATATAAAAAAGATAAGAATAACCTTATCTATACAATAACAGATAATGGTGATCTCCTTAGTCTTAACTTTAATCTATCTGAACGTATTATAGGGTGGCATAAACATGAGACTGAAGGTACTTTTTTAGATATTTCACAGATGTATAATCAGGACCGGGAAATCCAGTTATTTGCCCTTATACAACGAGATAATGGAATATTCATAGAACGATTAGCGGATTATGTAGAATATCCTCTCCGGGACGAGTTTTATACTGATAAAGACTCAAAAACCGAAGATGATGAAGCTTATTTAAGATTTATAGCTGAGAAGTTTAAAGAAAATATCTTCTTGGATAATAGCGTTATTTTTAGTGATTTAAAAGACATTTCTATAACTTTCGATGGGATTGATAAGATAACTGCGGCGAGTCCTGTATTTGCCGCCGGAAATGTAGGTAGACAAATTGTATATAAAACATTGACTGGCCGGGAAAAAGGTATATTTGAGATTACCGGGTTTACCAGTACAACTATAGTTACCGTAGATGTTCTAACTGAACCTACATCGAATACATATAGTGACTGGTATCTCAGTGCTTCTACGATAAGCGGGTTTACGGATTTAGCTAATCAAACTGTAGGAGTGGTCGGTGATGGCGGGTATCTGGGAGAGTACGATATATCGGCAGGTGGCGTACTTACACTTGATCGTGAAGTTACTGTCGCGGTAGTAGGGTTTTTATA